CAAAAAGACCTGAGCCAGTTTTTGCTCATCATCGTAAGAATTATACAACCAATGCACATCTGCCTTTGCCACCCAAAAACCATTTACAGCGCCGCCAAACAAACCGCTGTACCCGTGCAAAGATTGCAGGATTTGGTTAGAGATGGTAAAGCCGTCTTCTATGTTTTGAGTGAAAACTGATATTTGAAACGTCGGTTGGTCAATACCTTTATTAGCTTGATTTTGACCCGTGTAAACTGGTTGATGCACATCTCGAAGCATCCAAGTCAAGAATTTTGGCTCTGTGGCAAAGTTCCGATTAAAAGTGGCATACACAGGTACAGGCGTGACAATATTTGCCAGATGATATTGGATGGCTTTGGAGTATTGGACAGGATTTTGTTGCGTTGCCATATTAAACCGCCGTTGAAGGGTCGGAGCGATAGCACATAAACAGCACTGTCATACGGTCATCAGACTCGCGCACATTATCAATTCTCCATGAATTACCGCGCCACGTGATTGAATAGACATCTTGACGGTCAATAATCAATTTCATGTTGGGCGTGTAGTTCAAAGTTAAATTGATTAAATCTTGATACAGGCGATATTTTTCTGAAATATTTAAACTATTAGATACCGCGCTAACGCGAGCGCGTGTTGTAAACCATTTAGTTTGAATAGTCGTTTGTTCTCCAAACTCACTTAATCCGAAAGTAAGATTGTTAATATCTAAATTTTCAAACCGTGCTATTGCCATTTACATTACCAAAGGTTTGTAGCTGCGCAATAAAGTTGATACACCAAAAGGAATATCGTGCAATTGTTTTTCAACCGTATTGCTACGGTTGTTATATAAATGCGTAAGCAACAATAAACCAGCTTGCTTGACGACTGGATAATTTGCCAATGGGTTAGCTGTGGTCGAATAGTCAATGATGATTGGCGCAGTCATGCTTGAATTTATGCTTGTTGGCAAAGTTGAAACAATGACTTTATTGCCCGATTCATCATAATAATAGTTGCTAACATTTACTGTCGTCAATACCGACGGCGTAGCATCATTCCAATATTTAACTGATGCAATTGATACACCAGATAAGTTGGAGTTGTTATTTTGGCTGACTTCTGGCAAATCAAAGCTGATTGGGTTTGCCGCAATACTTTCCATACCATACCAAACGCGGTAAGTTACTGGGAAAATAGATAATCCTAAATAGTCTTCAATAGCCTGACGTGTTGCCAATTCCAATTCGGACAAATAAGCATCTTGGCTTTCATCACCAAACATATTTAATTGATTGGTAATTGCATCCAGCGTTAACCAAGCGGTTGCGTTATCACGCGCAATCTGTTCAATTTTAATGTAATTAAACGGATTACGAGCGCCCGCGCCATAAGGTAAGCTAGTTTCAATTGCCATAATTAAACCCCAACTAAAACCACGCCAGCAAATGGGTCACGAACTGTGCTGATAAGTCGTTTTTCCGCATACAAAGTAATAAACCCAGGGGCGGTTTGCTCCATTGCTTGAATAGTCATTTCTTCAACATCAGCAATCGTTAAGAAGCGAGACCAATTTGCCAACACCATCGAACGCGAGCCAACGGCAGGAGCGTCAAGATAAGCATTCGGAATTACTGGAAAACCCATCATGGAAACTAGTTGACCGCCTTCTACGCCGCCAGATTCTTGAAACAGTGGCAAACCAGCCGTATTTTTCAATTTGCGAATTGTGGAAATCAAGGATGGGTGAATGTGCCAAGCTGTTCCAGGCAGCGACCAATACTGACCTGGCAAAGCGTTTACCATGTTGACAATCATGTCAAAAGTTGGAACAGTGGCGCTGCTACTGATGGCAGCTAAAGTATGCCGACCATTGGTGATGGCAGTGCCGCTTGTGCCATAAGCAGCTGTTGTGCTGATTGGATAGCTTGAAATGCCGCGCAATCCATCAGTGCCGCCCGTGGTGGCGGTGGTAGTTCCAGCTTGGTCATTGTTCTGAGCCATTGATGCAGCTTCGATAGCTGAAAATTCCAGCATCAAGTCTTCAACAATAGTTTTGTTTAGATAATTAATGTCTGACATCGCCGCCGAGCGTATAGGCAATTGAGCCGTAATCACGCGAGTGGGTAATTGCCAGATGTTGGTGTCGGTATTAGGCGTGCCAGCGTTTGGCGTGAAAGAATAACCCCAAGGGTTTGCTTGCGTTGCTGCATTGCCAGTTTTAGCAACAAACTGCGCACTAGAGCCAGATTCTTTCACAATTCGTGAGCCTTGACGAAATGGGTTTGCATAACGTAATGTCGCAAATGCGTCATCAAAATATGTCTTACCACCCTGACCATCGCCACTACCCGTCAACGATGCCGCTTCACGTAAATCAATTGTGATTTTTTCTCCTGTTTCCAGAGTTTGTTTGATGCTGTTGAGGATTTTTTCGGTGATGGTCTTCATTTATTTTTCCAAGTAAGTTGGCATAAATGGGAGAGCCGAAGCCCTCCCATTAAAGCTGCTTAGTTTGCAGCGGTAGCCGTAGAACGGAAGCGCACTAAAGCGTTAGGGTCACGCACTGAAGTAGCCAGACGTTTTTCACCAAAGAAGGTGATGTAACCTGGCAGAGTTTGGTCGTAGCGGCGCATAACCATGTTCAAGCGGTCAATGATGGTATGACCACGTGACCAATCGCCAAAGTACATTGGATACTTGCTTACAGTGCCAGCAACGGCTGTAGTCAATTGGCTTGGGGTGTCCAAGTATTTATTGACAACAACATCAAAACCAAGCAATTGACCAACAATGCCATTAGTCGATAGAGAATCAACAGAGTTGAAAATCGGGCGACCGTTGGTATCTTGCAGACCACGGATTGCTTGCAGCAGGATTGGGCTAACCATGAATTTCGCGCTGTCAGTCCAATATTGCTGTGGCAAGGCGTAAATCATGTTGATGACGTCTTTGTAAGCAATGCCATTTGCGCCTACGGTGTTGACGTTTGAGGTCAATTGGTCGTAAGTAGCAAGGCTATGCAAACCAGTAGTAGAACCAGTGCCTGAAGTGCCAAAAGCCGCCGCCGATGTAGTGCCGCCAGCATAAGTGCCGTTAGCGCCTGGGTATTGATTCAAGCCACGCAGACCATCAGCGCCACCAGTTGACACCGAAGTGCCTGTGCCAGCTTGGTCGTTGTTGGAAATCATTGATTGGGCTTCGCTTTGTGCGAATTCCATCAACATATCGTCAACCACGTTTGCTTCCAAGCCATCAATGTCATCAAGCGCAGCAGTACGAATTGGGAACTGGACATTAATGTCTTTCAGCACCAATTGCCAGATGCTGGTGTTCTCTGTTGTGGTTGCGCCGTTGTTTTGAATTGCGTAACCCCACTGAGCGCCAGCATTGCCTGTTTTGACGCGGAACTGATAGCTAGAGCCATCAGTTGCCACGGTACGCGACAAACCGCGCATTTGGTTAGCCAAACGCAGAGCAGCAAACACAGGGTCGTAAGAAGTGCGCCCACCTTGACCGTCACCGCCAGCAGCAAGTCCAGCAGCTTCTTTCAAATAGGCATCATATTGACCTTGGTCTTCAAACATTTTCAGTTCTTTTTCGCCTTGGCGTGCGCCTTTGTAATACGTTGCCAGTTGTTCTTTAACGGCACGATTTACATCACCGCGAACGGTTTTTACAATCTTGATAACCGATGGGGCTTGAACAGAAGCAATTTTGGCTTCCAGAGCAGCCATTTTTGATTCAAGTTCAACCTTGGCAGCTTCAACAGCAGCAGGGATTTTTGCTTCAACAGCTAGCACGCTTTCGGCTTGCTTGGCTTCGATAGCGTCAAGTTTTTCAATGATTTCTTTAGACATGGTATTAACCTTTTAATCGTTTAGTGAGAATTTGCATTAATTCGCGCTGCTCAAGAGCAGCGAGAATTTCTGCGTTCGTGGTCGCTTCCGCACCAGCATCACGCTGAGTCGTCGCAGTTTCATTAGGCGCTTTTACGGCATCACGCTGTTCAAGTACCTTTTTGAAGGTTGATGCGGCAGCGACCGCATCACTCTTGGACAGCCCAGCATCACGCAAGGCTTGTTCCATGATTTTTAAATCAGCAGTTCCGTCAGCGCGGAAATATTCCAACCGACTTACCGAGGCTTCTGGGTTGTTCGGGTACATGACCACGGACACCTCGCGCAAACCGCCTTTGGTGATTTGGAAATAGGCTTCGTCTGACTCGTCTGGCGCACCATCGGCGTTTACCATCTGGTATTCGTCAGCATACGCGCCCACCGAAACGCCGCCAAACATCGTGGGGCTTTCCTGCATGATTGTGTAAGTGTCTTTACCCAATGCGGTGTTGGTGTATATCCGCCCCGTGGCGGTCATGCCTGAATCTGAAAACTCAAAAGCGTGCCATTCGCCAATAGGAATAGAGTCTGAGTTGTGATTTAAAAACATAGGCAAAGGTTTGCCAGCAGCGGCAAACTCCGCCGCCCAATCCATAAAACCTTCAGGCTGATAGTTAAACCGCCTACCATCAGCGCCTTCACGTGCGCCCCAAGTAGTTACGGTAGCCTCAATTTGTCCGAGGCTTGCTAGGCTTCCTGCGACCAGTTTGGCTTCGCAGAGTAAGATTACTTTTTTTTGCATCATTGATTACATCTCCATCATAAACTTTGCGAACGTCAATGTCGTGTATTGTTATGATGTCTTTTTTTTTCGCCGTTTGGCGCGTAAATAATTGATGTATTGTACGCATTAAATTAATCATTTGCCAATATTCATTTTCCGAGTCTGATTCCCACCGCCGCCACCCGTATCTTGTGGGCTTGCGCCTAGTGTAGCATTAACGGCAGATGGTGATTTGGCTTGCAACTCGTCGCCGCCTTCTATTGTCGGCATATTCATATAATTACGCCCTTCGTTTGGTGTCATTATTCCAGCGTTAACGCCAGCCACCGAGAAATTCATTTGGTCAAGTGGTGCGCCTTTTAAGAAGTTCTTGGTGTCAAATTCTATACATAAATTTGGATAACCCTGAAATAATTGGCTACGCATCTTTTGCTGAATATTAACAGAAGTTGGATAAATTGTGGATTTATAAAATTCATCCAGCATTGTTTGCGTATTATTGTACTTTTGGTCAGCAATTCCAATCATTGCAGGCGGTACGCCAAACAACCCGCAAATGCGCTTCATGGTTTGTTCTTTAAGTTTTGCCGCATCTGCATCTTGCAGGGTCAGCATATTCAAAGGCGTGTATTTCATGCCTTGGTCGAGCAACATACCTTGACCTGGCTTGCTTGGGTCGCTTTGACGGCTGCTGGTCATACTTGACCATGCTTCTTTTAACCTAGCTGAAATTTCTTTGAATTTGCCATCAGGAATAACTTGCTCAGTCGTAAACATTCCAGAGGGCTTCGCGCCATTTTGCATAACGTAGTTAGCGTACAAATCAATGTCTTGGTCTAAACTAATAAGTTCAGCCGCCAAAATGCCTTTATTAAAACCAGCCGAACCCTGCCACGCCATATCTTTAATGTGCATAACTTGATGGGCTTCTAGTGGCTCATCACGGCTAAAGCCATAAGACGGGGTGGAGAGTCGATAGCTTGGGTAACGAGTGGGTGTAATAGTGACCGCAATTAATGTGCTGTCCAATAGATACATTTCTAGCGGTGTTTCTAGCGAATTTTTCTGATTTTGTCTCCACCACAGCGTAAATGCTTCGCCAGACAATTCGTACCACATAATCCATTGATACCAAAATTCGTAGGCGCTTTGAAACTTGTTTGGTTCTGCCAGAAGTGCCGCAACTTGCTTGGCTTTAGCTTTGTCCCGCTTGCCCACCAGTTCCGAGGTCGTGGCATCCACCATCGAACCGTCTTCCAATTTGCACATCACTTGAATTGGCAACTGAGCTACTGCTCGCGCTTTTGCGGCAACGCACGCCATAACGGTGCTGTTTCGCGTAAGCAATGACATATCCACTGGACGACCAGCATTATTGGTCGATGAAGTGGTTACGTACAGAATTTGCGTATTGGTTTTAGACTGCTGCCCACCCTGATAAA